CGCTTCTTCATCTTTTTCACCGTTCCGGGTGATAAAGTATTTTCTTGACAAAGTAGATTCTTCACGCAATTGCACCTGAGCATGAAGGTGAGCATCGAGCATCAACTCCTCATACAAATCAATGAGCGGTTTGATATTTCTGCCGTCAAGAGCTTCCGCTAATTGGAGAGCGTCACGCCATGCTTTAATGTCTTTTCGTGAGCGGTCTCGGTAGCCCTCTTGAATTTTCGCAAAAACCTTCTTCGGATTTGGGGTATTTCCCTTATTCTTGAAAACTCTATAATTTCGCCCGTATGGGCTTTTAGGTCTTTTGTGGTATGATTTATTGTTTTTCATATTATCTCGTAAAATTGAGTCGGTTTAAAACGAAATAGAGGGGTTTTGCATTAAAAGTATTCCTAAGTAAACTTACACCCCCTTACGCACCCCTTGATATTAGTAGCGGTGGCATTCTTTCGGATGTGAACCAAACCGGATCAGTGTACTGTTATCTTCCCCTTCTTCCTTCTCTGGAAGTACAGCTTGTAAAGTACCATCGGCAATACCCATCAACCATTCTATTGCATCGTCATATCGTTGCTTTCGGTGCGTTGGAACATCAGCTACTGCAAAAGCACTGTAGGCATGATATAAAGCAATGTCGATGCAGTACATTTTGATAAGGCTATGACGGGGATCTTTCTGCGTGAAATTTCCAGAAGTGTCAGGATCTTCTCCTGAAACAGTACTAATGCAGGTGTAGGCTTTATATTGGGTCACTTCCTGTTCTTCCTGTTTGAAATAACAGAAGTCTCCTGCTTCGTAATTTTCAGAGGCATCATAAAGAGGTACGTCAAAGAAAATCTGATCCACATCATACCTTACATTAAGGTGTGAAATCATCTGAGCGATTGCAGATTCTTCTGCCTGCTTCAAGCGTTGGTCTTCTGAGTCGTCCAGAAAAGCACGGATTTCTCTTTGAAGCTGTAGATTGTAATCGGATGGTATTATAAAAGTCATTAGAAATCTCTTTTACGGTTATTCTGTCCCAGTCTTGGTGTAAACCTTGAAGAGGCAGTTGATTTATTTAGTTTCGCAATAGCTCCCTGATCCGCATCGGGTGCATCATCAGGAGCACCGGAACCTTCCTCAAAAGCAAGGAGCTGATCAAGGTCGGCTTCGTGGTCAGAGGAATCTTTCAATTTCTTGTTATAGAAAACTTGTCTCCTTTCCCAAAAGGGAGCAATGGCTTCAATACGGGTGAACTTATTTCCTTTTGCAGATTTATCGGCTATGATGGGGATGTAGTACCCTCTGTCATCACCGACTTCATCGAATTCATCAATAAATTCATCCATTGCAAAAAGTCCTTCTATATAATAGAGTACCCCATACTTTTCGAGATTGAGGTCTTCATACAAATCATACAGCCATTCCGCACAATCCTTTCTTGACGCTTGCCGTACAAAGCAGGCAATCTGATGAAAGTGCCTTCCTTTCTTCCCCCAGAGTTTGAGTGCTTTGAAGTCACCGTTTTTCTTGTAACTCAAATCGCCATACAATACCAAAGCGTCATATTGACTTAGGCGGTGCAGTTTGGTGTATTGAATCCATTCCAACTTGAAAATTTTTCCATCTTCAATCGGGTTGTTCATGTATTCCCTTTGAGCGGATCTATAGCCAAGGTCAGTAAACTTCTTCTTCCAGTATTTTTTGGTGTATTTGGCTTTCCAAGTCGGCTCTCCTTTTTTGTCCAGTGCATTTACTTTAAAATGGAAAGAAGTAATTTCCAACCCTTCTTTCTTGGACTTCTTGATTACACTCTTATGGTGCTTGATCATATTGGCAAGAATAGAATTTTTGTGAATTCGATTGTTTGCCATCACAAAACGCTCTCTTCCTTTATCAAAGCAACCCCATAAGCTTTCTTTAATCCAGTTGACCGCTTCTTTAATCAGCTTTGGATTTTTGCAACGCTTTTCTGTATCCAAATCATCGGCACCAATATAATCGGGTCTTTCGGCTCCGTTACGAACACCACGGGGAGATTGTCCCAAACCAAGTGCCATATAGTTCACACCCATTGCATCAGTGAAGTTGCCTTCCGCCCAATCCCCTTGATTGTACTGTTTGCCGTAATCATTGATGAGTCGTTGATTGTACTGCAATTCGGCTTGAATATCTGAAAGAAGTTTAATGGCTTTAGTCTCATTTTCACCGATGAGGAGCATAAACTTCATTTCACCCTTCATCTTCAAGAACAAAGGGATACCCATACATATATGTACTGATTTAGCGGCACCACGGAACCATTCCAGATAATGATAACTGACCGGATGCTTAATAATAGAGTTCGCTGTACGAATATGAAATGGAGCACAAGCACATTTCGCAAACTGAGGAAAGTAATATTCAAACCACTTTCCGTAATGGCTTTCGAGCTCTTCTATTCTTTTCGCTTTCTCTTGAGGGGTTTCATGAATATTGATTGTCGTAGATTTGTGAATCACATCACAATGTTCACGGAACCTTTTGAGAAGCCTTTCTAATTGCTTTTCTGTCATGTTATTTCACCTTCCCCCTTTTGCTGTATATATAAGTATTGGTACTCTGTGATTTTCTTCGCCAAATCAGGATTCATTTGACTAAGGAAAAAATTAAAGTCTTTCAACACCGAAAAAGCAGTATTAGCCGTTATTTTATCTCCAACTTTACTTCTTGAGGTTACCATTTTTGAAATAGAATCCGCTTTCAATGACATCATTTTTGCATCAATCGGATTGCCTTCTGCATCTTTCCCTTCCATAACCTGTAAAATTATCCTATCCATATAGGCTTTGATTTTATGTGGGGAGGCTAATAAAATATCTCTTTGCTTTTTCCATTCACCTTGATTGGCCCACCGGCTAATTGTACGTGATGACGAACCGACTACCTTAGCAATTTCGTCCACTTGTTCTCCTTCCTCTATGTAAAGGCGTTCTGCAATTCTTTTCTTCTTCTCGTCTTTTTCTGCAATAGCCATCTTTTTACTGTTTTGATCTATTTCAAAAGTGGCTTGTTTGGAGGGTTCGACTGACAACTTGTGCGTAATTCACGACAACTTGTGCGAAAAAACGGACAAGTTGGAAAGAAAATAAAGTGATCGACAAACCTTTGGGTATCAAAAGAAAACAAGAAACGTAATGAAGATCATTTCTAAATCAGGTACAAAAGTAAAGGCGAGGCTATCCGGAGATATTTCCGTATGGGGGCGTAACAATGCCATTTCATTCAGTAATCAAATTGATGAACTGGCAGAAGAGTACGAAGAGCTTGAGATTCAAGTACACTGTTATGGAGGTGATGTCATGGAAGGGATTGCGATGTACAATGTATTGAAGCATGCTGATATTAAAGTTACTGCTGTAGTGATCGGTTTAGCGGCTTCGATGGGTACTATCTTTCTTTTGGCTTGCGATAAGGTATATATGTACAAGAACACTTATCAAATGATCCATGAAGCCTTAACAGGTGCATACGGTAATTCCACTACCTTGAAAAAGGTAGCAGAAACCTTAGATAAAATAAGCGGCATACTGTATCAGCACTATAAGGATAAAATGCCCGAGAATAAGCATGCAGAAATTGAAAAGTTCATGGATGGTGAAGATCACTGGTTAACCGCACAGGAATGTAAAGAACTCGGGATAATTGATGGTGTAATCGACAAAGACGGGATCGAAGTACCAACAGCCATGTTGCAAGCTAAATCACAGGAAAAAGAATCATTCAAGCAATACTTTTCTGCGAGTCTTGAGCACAACGGAGAGTCTTCTCCAAAAGAACCTAAAATCAAATCAACAATGAAAGAAGTGTTAATCGCTAAAATCTTAGCGAAGAATTTCGTCGGTGTATCTGCTACAAGTGCGGATGAGCTTGGAGAAGAATTGTTGGCTTTTGCTGAAGCGTCCTCAAAAGAGAGAGACGAGCTGAAAGCAAAGTTAGATCAACTGGAACTCGATCAAGTCGAAAGACAGAAGACGGAGGTGAAGAACTATTTGGATAATGCCGAAAAAACAGGTGCTATTCAAAATTCTCAAAGAGCCTTCTATGAAAATCTTTGCAAAGATGCTGAAGGTTTTGAATCGGTGAAAAATATTCTCGGTTCAGCAACTCCAACACCGCAACGCTCTACTATTACAGGGCAAATGCGAGAAGAGGAAGGAAAAGGTGAGTCTGTGGACAAGTCGAAATGGACGCTACAAGACTATCAAGATAAAGCTCCTAGTGAGCTTGAAAATATGGCGAAAACAGACTGGGAGAAATTTTCCAATCTGTATGAAAAGGAATATGGCGTAAAACCTGAAAAATAAGAATTATGGCAGGCGTATATAAAGAAGTTTGGATTGGTGCTGTAGAAAAGCACATGAGAGCTGATGGTAGTTTCCTTGATGAAATTCCCGATAAATCAAGTATAGTAGGAAACGGAGTAATTCACTTGACAGAGTTAGGTGATGATCCGCAGATTTTGATTGACAACACTGTTTATCCTATTGCTACAGCGAAATCAGATGACGATGATGTGACCATTGTTTTGAAAAAAGTAGAAACAACAAACACGGAAGTAACGGACGATGAGCTCTACGCTATCTCTTACGATAAAATGAAAGAGAAAGCAATGCAACATGGAGACACACTTAGTGAAGGGACTATCGGGTTAGCTTTGCACTCTTTAGCTCCGGGAGCTACAAGTGCTGAGACTCCAGTAATTGAAGCAACAGGAGCAGATGACGGTTCTGGTCGTAATAAACTAACGGTAGCAGATATCAGAACTTTGAAGCTGAAGTTCGATAAGGCAAAAATCCCTAAGAAAGGTCGTGTTTTAGTCTTATGCCCTGAGCATGTAAACGATCTTTTAGAGGTAAATGAGGCATTTGAAAAACAGTATCAAGATGTAAGAGAAGGTGTGATTTTAAAACTTCATGGTTTTAAGATTTACGAGACAACTGAGACTGTGTATTATGCTACAAATAATACAAAGAAGTCTTATGGTTCTGTTCCTATTGCAACAGATAGACTTTCATCTATTGCTTTCTATGCTCCAAAGTGTTTAAAAGCACGTGGTGATGGTGAAGGGAAATCAAAAACAAAGATGTACTACTCAGAGTCAAAAAATGATCCTGAGGGACGTTCGTCTAAAATCGGTTTCCGTACATACTTTGTCTGCATTCCAAAAACAGGCAAATACATCGGAGCTATTGTTTCACCTCAAGCTTAATTAAACCATGAAACCAACAGTAGCACAAAAGAAAACAGCTTTTAACATTATGGAAGCTCATGAAGTAGAAGTTGTTTTCATGAACAAAGACGGGGAGTTTTTTACGAAAAAAAATCTTGCAGAGTTGTCTGTTAAGAAAAAGGCGGATGTGGTGAGACTTTACAAGCCAATTCTTGAAAAGGAATTGAGAGCTTCAAAGCCTAAAGCTACAAAAACCGCAAAGACTACCCCACCAAAGAAAGCGGAAGCAGTTGACGAAGCGAAGTCAGAAGACTCGGAAGAAGCCACTGATTCTGAAACTGAAAACTCTAACGAATAATACTCATGGCAACAAAAGGAGTAATTATCAAAAGTGGCAAGATCGGTGCAAATACATTGGGAGGTTCGGACGCTGTGTCCGCCCTTCTGATGCACGGCATTGCTGTTGCTGCTAAAATTGCATTGGGAGAAGTAAAGACCCTCTTCTCCTTGGACGATGCAGAAGCTCTGGGACTGGATGAACAGTACGACATTGATAATAAGGTCCGTGTCTGGTATCATATCAAAGAGTTTTACCGCATGGTGGAGGCGAAAACGGAACTCTATATTATGCTTGCAGATCAGACTACTGATTTAGCAGATTTACTAGAGGATACAACAGGAGTTCATGCAAAGAAACTACTTTCTGAAGGTGAGGGAAAAATCAAGCAATTAGGTGTTTGTTTCAATCCAGAAGACGGTTATGTCACTGTACCAGTGAATGGCTTGGACACGAAAGTGAGCGAAGCAATTCCAAAAGCACAATTACTTTACGAGTGGTCGCATGGTACTTTCAAGCCTGTTAATATTTTACTCGAAGGTTATCACTTTGGAGGAGATGGAGCATCGGCGGAAGATCTTCGAGATATTACAGGAGTGGAAGCTACTCATGTCAGCTTAGTAATTGGGCAGGATTATGACTATGCAGAAACACTGGATGCACTTGGTAAAAAGCATGGTGCGGTGGGTACTGCTTTAGGTTGTGTCGCAAAGATTCCTGTCAATTTTAATATTGCGGAGGTGGAAACCATGAATCTTACCGATGCAACTCGTGGCGAATGGTTGACACCGGGTATTTCTTCCCATGTCACTTCTAAATCTATAGAGTCGCAATGGGACACGCTGGATGAAAAAGGGTATATTTTCCCTATTAATTATGTGGGAATTGATGGTGCTCGATGGAACGATGATCATACTTGTACGCCAATTGTGGTTGATGCAGATGGTAATATGAATGAGCATTCGATTTCGCTAGGCAGAACAATGAATAAAGCGAAGCGAACGCTTCGTACAGCATTGCTTCCAAAGGTGAAATCAACCCATGCAGTTGATCCATCAACGGGTAAATTGGCAATTCAGACCATCAAATATTTTGAGTCGATTGGCGATCAGGCATTAGGCAGAATGGAAACTGCAAATGAGATTGTAGAAAGTCAAACGGTGGTAGATCCTGAAAGTGATTTACTTACTCCACCAAAGGAATTGAAAGTAGATTTTGCAATGGTTCCTTATGGACATATTGGGCAAATATCGGGTACAATTAACCTTAAACAATCCTTATAATGAGTACAGCAAGAATCAACGGAAAAGCTTATGACAGCTCAGATGTGAATGTCGCAATTCTGGGGCGTCCCATTATTGAGGTGACTGAGGTGTCGTATAATTCAGAGCGTGAGCATCAATTGAATTACCGACTTGGATCGGGTAAACCTTCTAGCTATTCTGAAGGGAAATATAGTTACAGTGCCAGTATCACACTGCTCATGTCTGAGGTAGTAGGTATTGAAAATGCTATGGGTGGTGATAAGGATATTACCAAAATCAAACCCTTTCCAATCACTGTCGCTTACTTGAACGATGACAACGATATTGTGGTAGATGTAATTACTGCAAAGTTTCAATCTCAAGGACGTGAAGTCGATGGAGAAATGGGGTTGTCAAAACAATTTGATCTATTTGTTTTAAATATTGAATACAATAAATAACCATGAAAGAAGAACAAAATCAATCAGTGATTCCAGTACCTTCTCAAGCTCAAATTGAGAGCTGGAAAGCAAAATGGACGGTGTATTCATTTGAAGTAGAGTACCAAGGTGTTGAGCATATTTTTTATGCTAGAAGAATAGACATCGACACTCGATGCAAAGTGGAAACGTATGCCGACAAGCAAATGAAAAAGGCAAGAGAAATCATCTTGAATACCTTGCTGATAGGGAAAGACGTTGTTCGCAGTCATGAGGATTTATTCATCTTAGTGACCGATGAGCTTTTCGAGTTGATCCCGACTTATCCGAAAGCGATAGTGACCAAATTATAGTGGTTCCTGTCCGTGAACAGGATGGGCGGGACGTCATTCGAAAACAGAACGCCATGTTGTCTTACTTTTTCAAAATACCTTTTCCGGAACGATTGCCGGAAGAGGACTACTGGGAAAAAGTACAGCAACTGGAATGGCTTTCTCAGAAAGGGATTTTAGGAGTGGAATATAAAAAAGAGTAACCGTGAAATATAATTTCAACCAACATAATGCACAGTCAACCGCTACTACTCAGAGTATAAAGCAGGTGGCAAAAAAAGCTTCTCAGCTTCAAAAGATAGAAGTGTTTACAGAAGAGTTGGTTGATAATTTAGTATTTGAAGCTTCTGATGGCTCCGAGCGGTTTGAGTTTGTAGAGACTCCTTTGATTGATCCCAGAAGGAAAAAGCATTTCATTACGACACCAATCAACAGTGGAAAACATGAAGTGGTGGAGTTGGTGAATATGAAGTCTTGGGAGATTGCGTTCAAGGGGTTGTTTGTGGATAGTGAAAAACATCACTATCCGCAGGCTATGGTAAGAAGTCTTACAGCTTTCTTTGAAAAGCACAAGACCGTAAAAGCTTATCATCAACGCCTGAGTGTACTGGGCATTTCTGAGATTTTCCTGTATGACCTTAGTTTTACATCTGTACTTGGAAATAATGACTCACAGCAATACGCTCTACTTGCTCGTAGTATTCAATCACCCGAAATTACCTTACTGGAAGCATGAATGTTTATAGCCTTAACTCAAGAATCAAAATAGGCAGACTTCTTTTTGAGTCTGATGTTTTTACGGGTATACATAAAAGTGTTATCAGAAAAAGCGTTGACACGTTTGGTAATTCGGCAACGATAGAAATCCCACGCAACCTTTCATTAGAAGGAAAGCCCGTGGAGGACTATCTTAAGCGTGGTGATAGCGTACTGATTGAACTCGGTTATAACGGTGATTTTCATTTGGAATTTGAAGGGTATGTAAGTGATCTAACGCTGAAATATCCGATCGTGATTGAGTGTGAAGACGAGTCTTACCATCTGAAATCTAAGTTAGCCAACAAGTCATTTTCAAAGGCTTCTGTTGGTGATATTATAGAATATATAGCTCCTTCTTACACGAAGAATTATGTCATTACGGAAGATACTCAAATTGGTAAGTTTAATATCAAAAATGAGACGGGTGTCGATGTTGCCAAAAGGCTGAATGACTATGGGATTTATCTTCATTTCAAAGATAAAGTGTTGCAGGTGACATTCAAATATCCTGAAGGGTTCAACCGCAAAGTATTTGACTTTTCAAAGCATTTAAAGAAAAATGCACTCAAAACTAGAAAAAAGGAAGATACAAAGATTCAAATTAAAGCTGTATCAACTGACCGAAAAACGGGGAAGAAGATTACAGCAATTGCAGGAGATGAGGATGGAGCTGTAAGAGTTTTGAACTATATCGGAAAAAGTAAAAGTGAGCTTCAGGACTTAGCAGACAATGAGTTGGAGAATTGGAAATACGATGGTTTGGAAGGAACACTGACAGGTTTTGGGTATCCAGTTGTGCTAGCGGGTGATCATCTTGAACTGATCCCTACTTCCGACTTTATTGAGCAGTCAGGCGTTTTTGCTGTTCAGAAATCAACGGTGAATTTTGGGTTGCAGGGTTATTCAAGAGTACTGCATTTGGGTTTTCAAATTAAAGAGTAATGCAACGTTTTATTGAAGTTTTAATCCGACTTGTGAAAGAAATTGTAAACAGAGAGATACCTAACACTCATCTGTATCATGCAGATGTGACAGAGGTAAATCTTGAGGCAAAAACCTGTACGGTGGAAACCGATGATGAAGTGATTGAAGATGTAAAATTGGGAGCAGTAGAAGGAACTTTGAATGGCTGTATTGTGATTCCAACGCTTCACTCTACGGTGATAGTCGGTGTAATAGATGGTGATATAAGAACTTCTTGCATTTTGAAATATTCAAGTGTTGAGCAAATTCATTTCCAATCGGGAATTTACACACTCTTGAAAGGGGCTGAAACCGTAAAGCAGTTGGAAATACTGGATAAGAGAATTACAGCAATTGAGCAAGGAATTCAAACTGCCAAAATTGGCGTACAGGATGGAGGATTTAGTTTTAAAACAGATTTAACCGCCTCTTTATCTCAGTCTAAAAGCGATTTAAATAACCTCGAAAATAAAGATTTCACACATGGAATATGATATACTACTTGATGAAGACGGTGACTTACTGATCGTTAATGGAGACTTTGTAATCGGTGAATCTGATGAGCAAAATGTAAGGCTTAACATTGAATCCAATAAAGGAGACTGGAAAGAATTTCCCACGGCTGGTTTTGGTATTGAAAATTATCTCAAGTCAGTACAAAATAAAACCAAGTTTTCTTCTGATTTGGCAAAAGCACTTGATGAAGACGGTTATCAACTGGAGGAGCTGAACCTTGAACAGGGAATTGAAAATTTTGAATTGAATTTTAAACGCAAATAAAATGACAGTAAATGCATTGCAGGACATCGCAAAAGATAAAGAAACCACCTTAGTAGTGAGGTTACTTATTTCAATATTAGTCATCTGTATCATCGCCATTTGCGTGATGGCAAACTTTATTATTAATAGCAATACAATGGTTACAAGTGCTTTGATTCAGCAGTCAGAAACTAACAGAGCTGTTGTAAAATTGCTTGAGGATGATAAGCAAGATGAAAAAGATTTTCAAGACAAATTATTCATTCGGTTAGACGACCTATTCGAAGAAATTCAAAAAAGAAATCCATAATTAAAATGAACTTATTATTAAACAGCTTAAGCTTTGCCAAGCGATATTGGAAAGGAGTAACAATCTTTTTGTTATTAATTGTCTGCAGTATTCTTACGGATGCTTATGATGAAAAATCGAAATCTCTGAAAGAAGTATACAAAGCTTCAAACCTCTTTAAAGCAGGGTTAATTGAGTCTGAAAAGCAATACAACACGGAAGTGAAAAAAGTACAGGCTCTTGATATTTCCTATCAGACTTTGAAAAAACTGCATGAGGACGAGAAATTCAAATGGCTCCAAAAACACGAAAACCTCAAGGCAGATTACCGGAACCTCGAGTCCGCCTATCAGATCGCCCTTAAGGTAAAAGAAAATATTGAGCAGGTTCAGATTTCGGATACAATAATTTACATCCAAAGCGATACTGGAGAGGTCAAACGGGAAGCCCAGACGTTCTATTATGCTGATGCTTACTCCTCCATATCAGGGTTAATTGAAGAGAAATTGGTTAATATCGACTACACTGTGGATGTCCCTCTAGAAGTGGTTGCATACTGGGAACGGTCATGGATTTTAGGGCGGAAAAGGTGGGCAGTAGAAGTGGTAAGTGCTAATGAAAATGTGAGGACTTACGGGGTGAATTCAGTGGTAATAAAAAAACGATAATCATGTTTGTATTCGGTAATAGATCAAAAGAGAGAATGAAAGGTGTTCATTCTCTCTTGATTGAATGTGCGATAAGAGCGCTATCAAAATCAAGAATTGATATGTCAGTCCCTTGGATGGGCGGAGTACGTACTGATCAAGAGCAGAACGCTATCTACAGACAAGGAAATTCACAGTGTGATGGATTTAATAAAAAATCATATCATCAGACGGGTAAGGCATTGGATGTGGTTCCTTACGTTAATCGTAAAATTGACTATAAGCATATCACGGGTTTCAATGAGTTTGCCAGAAGGATGTTTGAGGTCTGGAACGAAATGACCTTGGAGGGTAAAACGAAAGGATGGCGATTGGAATGGGGAGGATTTTGGGGTAATGGATGGGATAAACCCCATTGGCAGATTGTGAAGAACTAGCAAGATTATCCCTATAGAATGTATTACTAAAGATTTATTGAACACTTTAATAATACTACAAATGAAAACACCTATCACATATTATGGTGGGAAGCAGAAACTTGCTTCAAGAATCGTGTCGATGATTACGGCACACAACCTTTATTGCGAGCCTTTCTTTGGAGGTGGAGCTGTCTTTTTTGAGAAAGAAAAAAGTAGCGTTGAGGTCATCAATGATACAAACAGAGAAATGATGAACTTTTACAAGGTGGTGCAACAGGATTTCACTTCACTAGAAAAAGAAATTCAAATCTCACTTCATTCAAGAGATATGTATCGAAAGGCGAGTGTTATCTATAACAATCCTGATATGTTCTCAGAACTGAAAAGAGCTTGGGCGGTTTGGGTACTTTCTTCTCAAGGGTTTGCTTCAAAAATTGACGGCTCATGGGGGTACGATAAAAAGCGAAATACTACCTCCAAAAAAGTGATGAACAAGAGAGATGGTTTTACATTGGATTACGCTATCCGTTTACAGGATGTGCAAATTGAATGCACGGATGCTCTTCGTATAATCACATCACGTGACACTCCGGAATCTTTCTTTTACCTTGATCCTCCTTATTTCAATTCCAATTGCGGGCATTATGATGGTTACACTATCGAGGACTTTGAATTACTCCTTAAGAAACTGGAGAACATCGAAGGTAAATTCCTTTTGTCTAGTTACCCTTCTGATATGTTGGAACAGTACCGCAAACAAAACGGATGGCATCAGATAAAAGTAGAGCAGGAAGTGACCGTTAATAATAAGTCCGGTAAACGGAAAAAGAAAATAGAAGTATTAACCGCTAATTATCCTATACAATGGCAAGAACAAGAAAAGAGATCTACGAACTCCTCGTCGCTGAAAAACAAAAGATAGCAGAGCTTGATTCGCTTACAGATGAGGAAACACTGAAGGAAGCTCTTGCAGACTTGAATAAACCTGCGTCAACTTCAAAGTTTGGGATATGGCGTCTATGGTTATACGTTGTTTCTTATGCCTTATATCTTCAAGAAGTGATTTTTGAACTGCATCAAATAGAAGTCAATAAATTGGTTGATGCTTCTAAAGTGCATACGGCGGAATGGTATGAGGATAAAATCAAACAATATCAGCACGGCGATCCTATCCTTTTACATCAAGAGTCTAAGCAACCCTATTACGAAGTGGAAGATGACAGTAAAAAGGTTGTCAAGTTTGTAGCAGTAACAGGAAGAGGTGTTGCGTTGGTGAAAGTGAAAGGTGAGAATGGAAAACTTCTTGATTCGGAAGCGGAAGGTGTAAAAGCCTACTTAGCCGAAATTCAAGAACCGGGAGCACAAATGGGTGTTGTAAACTTGGAAAGTGATAAACTGATTCTTCACGCTGACCTTTATTATTCCCCAGAGTTTGACAGACTCACGGTTGAATCTAATGTGCAATCTGCTGTTGAAAGTTATATTCAAAACCTGCCCTTCAATGGATCTTTGTTGATTTCTGATCTAGTAGAAAAAGTGAAAGAGGTAGAAGGAGCTGAAGACTTTTATATCACAGTCATGAAGGCAAAGCCTGACATTGGAACGTCTTACGAAGATGTGGAAGCTAGATATTACCCATCGTCGGGTTGGATGGAATTAGATACTTACCAAATAAACGTCATTGCAAATGTTTGAATTAGATTTTAAAATCACAAGTTATCGGACGTTGCCCCCAAAACAACGAAAGAGCAAGTTCATTAATTGGGTGTACTTGTTAGTCCATCATGTGTATACCCTATCAAGAGAATTCTTGATCTTCCGGAATTACGCAAAAGATCAAATTATTTGGGGAAGATCAAAACTGGCTGTGGAAACATTGATTAGAGAACGTTTCAATAATCCTTCAATCAATCTAATTACGCAGATTGTAGAGAAGGTAGAGTTCTTGGTTTTTCCTCCGGAATACAATGCGACTACTCCAATATTAGGTACTCCTGAAACTGCTAAAGCAGTGGTAAGAACGCCCGAAGGTTGATTAT